TTTTTGGACTCTGCGTGCGCCGGGTATACCCGACTAAACTGTAGGGTCTTTCTGTGCAACACTTATCCACAAAGTTATCCACAGGCGGCACAACTGTTTATACTGTGAGCAGGAGGACGAAACATGGTGGTCACGACAAGCGAGCTGGGCAAGATCATGGGCGTCACGCACCAGACGATCTATCAGTGGCGGAAACAGGGCTGCCCGAGCGAAAAGCGCGGCGAGGGCACAAACTCCGGGCACGTATTTGATACGCGCGAAGTCATCAAGTGGCGCGACAAGCGAACGCTGCGCCAGGCCGCCGAGAAAGACGAGGACGCGCTGACGAAAGAGGAGGCGCAGCGGCGGAAGCTGTCTGCCGAGGCCGCGATGCAGGAGCTGGAGCTGGCGCGCAAGCGCGGCGACGTGGTGGAGCTGCGAGAGATCGAGCTAAAGCTGTCCGACGAGTTCGCCCAGCTCCGCTCCTCGCTGCGCAAAATACCCGAACGGTGCGTGTTGCGGCTTGTCGGTGAGACGGATGAGCGCCGGGTGAAGAAGATCATTCTTGAGGAAGTGGATAGCGCCCTGGAGCTGCTGGTCGATGAGTGACCGCCACGAGTACGCCAACCCCAAAGGCATAGAGGAGATGTTGGGCAGGGCGCGTCGATTTCTCCGCCCGCCGCCGAAACACACACCTTCTCAGTGGGCTGAGGCCAACATCCAGATACCGCTCGGCAACGCAGTGCCCGGTCCTATCCGTTTTGATAATGCCCCGTACCAGATCGAGCCGCTGGACATGTTTGCTGAGCCTGAGATTGACCGCATCACGCTGATGTGGGGTGCGCAGACGGGCAAGACCCAGGTTTTGAATTGCGCCATGGGCTATTTCGTCGATCACGACCCTTCCAGCCAGATAATGATGCAGCCAAGCCAGGGCGACCTGCATACGTGGCTGGAAACCAAGTTCAACCCGATGGTGGACGGCAACGAAACGCTCAACAGCCTGATCGCCAAGCCCCGCAGCCGCGAAGGGGTCAACAACCAGCAGATGAAGTCGTATCCAGGCGGCTTCCTGATGTTCGCCTGGGCGGGCAGCCCGCGAACAATGCGCGGCAGATCGGCCCCGAAAATCTTCTGCGACGAGGTGGACGGCTACGAGTACAACGCCGAGGGCCATCCGGTCTCGCTGCTGGAAATCGTGCTCAAGTGGAGCCAGGTGACGTGGGAAAAGGGCGAGGACGGCACTCATTTCCCCGACACGGCGGTTTACGCCTGCCAGGAGTGCGGAGCGGCGATCACGGACGGCGAGAAGCGCGCGGCGCTGCGCAAGGGTCGGTGGATCGCCCAAAAGGAATTCACGGGGCACGCCAGCTACCATCTGAGCGAGCTGTATAGCTCGTTCCGCCGCTGGCGCGACATCGTGCGGTCGTTTCTGGAGAAGAAGGCGACCCATGACCTGCAGACATTTGTGAATGTCAGCCTTGCTGAGACCTGGGAGGATCAGGGTGAGCGCGTAGACGACTTCACGCTGGCCGAGCGGCGCGAGCCGATGCCCAAAGTGCCCGACGAAACCCTGCTGCTGACGGCGGGTGTGGACGTGCAGGACAACCGGCTGGAGGTGTCGATCATCGGCTGGGGGCGTGATGATGAGTCCTGGGTGTACGCGCACGAGACGCTGTACGGCGATCCGAGCACGCCGCAGCTCTGGACCAACCTTGATTCCGTGTTGTTCCGGCAGTTTGAGACGGAATCCGGGCGGCGCATTGCGATACGCGCGTCGTGCGTGGACTCGGGCGGCCACTTCACGAACTCAGTCTACGCCTACTGCAAGAAAAACTACGGCAGACGTGTGTTTGCGGTGAAAGGTAAGGGTGGCGAGGGGCAGCCTATCGCCGGGAGGCCGAACAAACAGAATGTCGGCAAGTGCCCGCTGTTCCCAGTCGGCGTCGATACGGTGAAAGACCTGATTTTTGCACGTTTGCGCATCCATGAGCCCGGACCGGGATACGTCCACTTCTCTGACGGCCTGAATGACGAGTATTTCAAGCAGCTCACCGCCGAAAAGATCGTCACGCGCTACACAAAAGGGTTTAAGCGGCGGATGTTTGAGAAAATCCGGCCCCGAAACGAGGCGCTTGACTGTATGGTGTACGGCATTGCGGCGTATGCTATTATCGGAGTGAACATCAATGCTTTTGCCGATAAAATGGCGGCAGAGGGCCATCAAACTGATGATAAACCGGCTACGAAACCGGCGAAGAAACAGCCTTTCGTGCCGCGCACGGGCCGCAACTTTGTGAACGGGTGGCGCTAGATGGCAAATATCTTCGACGAAGCCCCGGAAGGGCAACCCGAGAGCTTCGTATCCGGCGACTACGTAGCGTGGAGGCGCACCGATGTCGCCGCTACCTTCCCGACAGCCACTTTCTCGGCGCAGTACGTCGGTCGCCTGCGCGGCGGCAAGGCCGAGTTTGCTATCACGGCCAGCAAAGAGGCAGACCACTACCTTTTCAGTGCCACCAGCACCCAGACGGACGTGTTTGAGGCGGGTGAGTACGACTGGCAGCTTGAGGTTACGCGAGACGCTGATGAAGCCAGGGTCGTCGTGGATCGCGGCAGGATCACGATTCTGCCTGATCTGGACCAGTCTGGCGCTGACGTGCGGTCGCACGCGGAGATCATGGTCGGCAAGATCGAGGGCCTGCTGGCAGGGAAAGCAGACTCTGATGTGTCGTCCTATTCGATTGCAGGGCGCTCGTTGACCAAACTCACCTTCTCCGAGCTGATTGAGGCCCGTGACTACTTTCGCTCCGAGGCGAAACAGGATCAGGCCCGCGAAGCGGCCCGGAACGGACGCCCGGTAGGCGGGCCGACGATCAAAGTGAGGTTCTAATGGGCCTATTGGACCGATTCAAGCGCAAAGAGGAGCCAGCAAAGCGGCGATTCAAGCGCACCTACGCGGCGGCGGGTACGAGCCGCCTGCTGGCGGACTTTACCTCGTCCGAGCGGTCCCCGGACAGCGAGCTGCGCCCTGCTATCAAGCTGATGCGCTCACGAGCGCGGGAGCTGACCCGGAACAACGAGTACGCGAAGCGCTACGTCAACCTGATGCGCGATAACGTAGTCGGGGATCGCGGCTTTACGCTGCAGGTGAAGGCGCGCAGCGCGAACGGGCTTGATACGGACGGCAACCAGCGGATCGAAAATGCCTGGCGCGCCTGGGGGCGCGTGGGGCGCTGCACTGTAGACGGGAAAATGTCGTGGATTGACGCGCAGGCGCTCGCCATGGAGTCGCTGGCGCGGGACGGTGAGGCGTTCATCATCGTGCATCGCGGCAGCAGCTTCCACGATTCCGTGGCGCTGGAGTTCATTGAGCCGGATCAAGTGGACGAGCAGAAGAACGAGCGCCTGAGCGACGGGCGCGAGATTCGCATGGGCGTGGAGATTGACAAGTTCCGCCGCCCGGTTGCGTACCATCTGCTGACCTACCACCCAGGCGATTACGACTACACGACGAGCGGTCGGACGCCCAAGCACATCCGTATCCCGGCAGAGCGCATGATCCACCTCTACCAGCCGCTCCGTGCCGGGCAGACGCGCGGCGAGCCGTGGATGGCACCAGTCACCACGGCGCTCAAGCAGCTCGGCGGCTTCCGCGAGGCGGCAGTCATCAACGCGCGTGTCGGCGCGTCGAAAATGGGGATTATCACCACGCCTGGCGGCGACGGCTTTGTTGGTGACGACGTTGACGAGGACAACGCGCCGATCATGGACGCGAGCCCCGGCACTTTTCAGCAGCTTGCCACCGGGCAGGACTTCAAAGAGTTCAACCCGCAGTACCCGAACGGGGAGTTTGATTCCTTCAACAAGTCGCTGCTGAAAGGCATCGCATCGGGTCTCGGCGTGTCCTATACGTCGCTCTCCAATGACCTGGAGGCGACCAGTTACTCGTCGATCCGGCAGGGTGCGCTGGAGGAGCGGGACCATTACCGGAATCTGCAGACCTTTTTCATGCAGCACTTTGTCATGCAGGTATACGAGCGGTGGCTGTCTGCTGCCATGGAAATCAACGCATTCGGGATTCCGGTGCGGCAATACGACCGCTTGGCGTCCTCAGCCTGCAGGACGTTGCCAGCCAGTATGGCAAAGATGTGGAGGAGCTGCTTGCGCAGATTCAGCGCGACAAGGTGCTCATGGAGCAGTTCGGTGTAAACTACGCGCTTGAGCCCTACGCGGCCACGTTTACTCCGGTGCCCCCGGACGGCATAGAGCAGGAGGCTCAAGATGGCGACGTATAAGGGCGTCAATATCGACATGAAGCCCAACGACTCTATGGCCGGCGAGGCGGAAAAGGGCTTGGAGTGGCGCGAGGAGTATGGCCGTGGCGGGACTGAGGTCGGTGTTGCTAGGGCTCGTGACATCAGCAATAGGAGAGAGCTTTCTGCTAGCACTGTGCGCAGGATGCATTCTTTCTTCTCTCGCCACGAAGTCAACAAGCAGGCCGAGGGTTTCAGTCCGGGAGAGGAAGGCTACCCCAGCGCGGGACGGATAGCCTGGGCGTTATGGGGCGGCGATCCTGGACAGTCTTGGGCTCGGCGCATTGTTCAGCGACTTGATAAGGTCGATGAGCGATCTGGTGGTCCCTACGAAGAGCGCCCGTATGTCAAAGAGCACGCAGCTAGACTGCGAGACCCTGACCAGTTCGACGGTTTTAGGCGCGTAAATGATGAATTTGGCGACGGCATCCATGTTATACTCGGGCTAAAGGATGGCGAGGCCGAAGAGCAGTCTCTGCGATTTGAGAAGGCTAAGTGGACAGCCGAAGAGGCCCGCAAGTGGCTGGACGACAACGACTACGAGGTTATCAAGTTTGAACCCGCCATTGAGGAAAAGGCAATGGAACGAGCAGAAGCTGACGAACTGAAGGTTGGCGATTTTGTCGAGTGGAATGCTTCAGGCAACAAGGCCCAGCGCCGCGTGCAGATCGCCATTTCGTCGGAGGAGCCGGTAGAGCGCTCTTTTGGTAAAGAGGTGCTGGAACACTCTGAGGAGGCCGTCGATATGGCGTTCCTCAATAGCGGACGCGCCCCGCTGCTTCTCGATCACGACCCCGAGAAGCAAATTGGCGTGATCGAATCCGTAGACCTCGACAGCTCGGCACGGCGACTCCGTGCGACGGTGCGCTTTGGAAAAGGCGCGCTGGCTCAAGAGGCGTTTTCGGATGTTGTTGACGGTATCCGAGCGAACATTTCGGTCGGGTATGGCATCAACAAGATGGAAAGAGGGCGCGATAACACTTTCATCGCAAAGAGTTGGCGTCCTGTTGAAGCAAGCCTTGTGTCGATTCCTGCCGATGTGACAGTTGGTGTGGGCCGGTCTGGTGATACTTCCGAACCCAATCCAGTAATCAGAACTGACTTTAAGGAGGACAAAATGTCCGAAGTCGATCTTGATGCGGTACGGGCAGAAGCCCGGCAGGCCGCAACAGCAGACGCGCAGAAGGCTGCTCAACGCAACGCTGCGCAAATTGTAGAGCTGGGATCGCGGCACAGCCGCTCCGACCTGGCGCAGAAGGCCATTGCTGACGGCAAGAGCATCGAGGAGTTTCGCGGTGAGCTGCTGGAGGTGATTGGCTCCGAGCGCGCTTTGGAGTCCCAGGATGTTGGCCTGGGTGAGAAAGAGGTCAAGCGCTTCTCGCTCGTCCGCGCCATCCACGCGCTTGCCAACCCGACCGACCGCCGCGCTCAGGAAGCGGCTGCTTTTGAGTTTGAGTGTTCCGAAGCTGCTGCACAGCAGTACGGACGCGCCGCTCAGGGCATCCTGCTCCCGGCAGAAGTGCTGCGCACCTGGAAGCGTGACCTGAATAGCTCGGATGAAGCCGATCTGTTCACCGACGACTTCCGTGGCGGTGATTTCATCGACGTGCTGCGCAACGCCTCATCTGTCATGCAGGCCGGTGCCCGTATGCTCGGCGGTCTTTCCGGGGATGTGAAAATCCCGAAAAAGACCACCGCAGCGACGGCAAGCTGGATTGCGACCGAGGGCGGTGACGCCTCCGAGTCGGAAATGGCGGTCGGCAACGTGTCGATGACGCCTCGCACGCTCGGTGCCTTCACCGATGTCACGCGCCAGCTCCTCATCCAGTCCAGTCTGGACGTTGAGGCGCTGATCCGTGACGACCTGTCTCAGGCGCTTGCGCTGGCTATCGACAAGGCAGGCCTCGAAGGTAGCGGCGCGGCAGGACAGCCGACCGGCATCCTCAACACGAACGGCGTAAACCAGGTGACGAACTTCGCCGCTGGCACGCCGACGTTTGCTGAGGTGGTGACGCTGGAGACGGCAGTAGCCGAGGATAACGCCCTCATGGGCAACCTCGCCTACATCCTCCCGGCGGGCCTGTACGGCGCGCTCAAGACCACCGAGAAAGCCACGGGCACTGCCCAGTTCGTTGTGGAGCCCGGCGGCACCCTCAACGGCTATCAGGGCCTCGTGTCCAACCAGGCAACCGCCGGGAACCTGTATTTCGGGAACTTTAGCGATCTGCTGGTTGGTATGTTCGGCGGGCTTGATCTCGTAGTTGACCCGTACACAGCCAGCACCAGCGGCACGGTGCGCGTCGTCGCGCTCCAGTCCGTTGATGTGGCGGTACGCCATGCAGTGTCCTTCGCCTTCGGCAACGACGGCGTATAAGGTCCGCTCCCGCCCCTCCGGGGGCGGGCTTTTTTGAAGGCTATCCCATAGGTGCGCTATGCTGACGACAGACAGTTTTCAAGAAAGCCCGGAAACGGAGAACGAAATGCAATACGAAGTCATCAAAGGGTGTGTCATCAAAGGCAAGGGCTGCTCTCCAGGCGAGGTCGTCGAGCTGGATGACCGGCTGGCGAAGCAGCTCATGGGTATCGGACGGGTCGCGCCCTACGAGGGCGAGCCGACAGTGGACCGCTCGGTAGGGTTGGAGACATCCACGGAGCAGCCGCGCAAGCGTCGCGGGCGTCCGCCGAAGCCCAAATATGACGCCGAGGAGCCGCAAGCAGACGATGCCGGTTGAGACGCCAGATGATCGGCTCTTTATGCTGCAGGACTTTGGCGTTGAGGCGCGCTATAAGGCCAGCGGTAGCGGAGCCCGCACGCTGCTCGGCATTTACGACAACGCCTACGAGGCTGTTGATGCTGGCGGTACTGTCGAGTTCGCGCTTCAACAGCCGCGCTTTACTTGCCGCACGGCTGATGTTGACGACGTGGCGGAGGGCGACACGCTGACTATCGACGGCCAGGGCTATGTTGTTCGCGTCGTTATGCCTGACGGCACTGGTGTCACCGAACTGATGTTGGAGAAGCAGTGAGCACGCCGACGCGCAAGGCTATTCGCGACGACCTGGTGGCGGCCCTGACCGGGCTGGTTACGACGGAAGGCCGGGTCTACGCCAGCCGGGTGTACCCCCTCAGTGCAGCGAAGCTGCCGGGGCTCGTGGTCTATAGTGAGTCGGAGGAGGTGCAGTACATTACCATGGGGCTGCCGCGCACGCAGATGCGGGTGGTTTCGTTCGCTGTGGAGGTATACGTCCGTGGTACGGCGTCCTATGACGATGACATTGACGCAATCGCGGCTGAGGTCGAGGCGGCGCTATATGCAGATGTGGAGCGCGGAGGGCTGGCAAAAGACACCCAGATCACCGCGCTCAACTTCGAGTTTTCGGGCGACGGCGATCAGCCGGTCGGGGTCGGGCAAATGACGGTGGAGGTGCAGTACATCACCGCCGAAGGTGCAGTAACTACTAGCTGATGCAGGAGAACTGGCATGGCAACGCAAACAGGTAAAGACGGTGCCGTATATGTCGGCTCAGATGCCGTCGCAGAAATTCGGGACTGGTCATTGGAGGCAACCTCCGAGGTTGTGGCTGATACGGTCATGGGTGACGAGTGGGTCACGAACAAGCCCACGCTGAAATCGTGGACGGCCTCTTTCAACGCCTACTGGGACGACACGGACGCTACAGGTCAGGGCGCGCTGGTCGAAGGTGCGGAAGTGACGCTTAACCTCTACCCCGAGGGCAACACGAGCGGCGACACCTACTACACCGGCAGCGCTATCGTCACCAGCGTTAGCCGCACGGCGTCTTTTGACGGCATGATCGAGGCGTCGTTCTCCGTCACCGGCAACGGCCCGCTGGCTCAGGATTCTGTCACATGAGTTTGATCGACCAGGCAGTAGCGCATTTCAGCGCGAAGGAGACGCGCAGCATCGAGGTGCCCGAGTGGGGCGTCACGCTGTATGCGAAGAACCTCACGCTGGACGACAAGGCGAAGTGGCTCAAGCGTGCTCAGGACGACACGACGGAGTATATGCTGTATGCCGTCATCTTCGGCCTGACTGACGCGCAGGGCGACGCAGTATTCGACATCGGTGACAAGCCGAAGCTGCGCAAGCACGCGGACCCGGAGGTTGTCGCGCGGCTGGCGTCTTTTGTGCTCGCTGTTGATGCACCGACGGAGGAGGACCGGGAAAAAAACTCCTGACTGACCAGGGCGAGCCCTCTGAGCTATACTGGATGTATGAGCTTGCAGAGCGCCTTGGTCAGCCACTCCAGACCGTGCTCGACATGACTGTGGAGGAGTACCAACACTGGTTCACGTTCCTCAAAGTGAAGGCCGAGCTACAACGGAAGCACAGCGATGGCAAAGGTAAAGGCAGACGCTCAGGTAACATTCGTAGCCGCAGGGCATAACGATGTCGTCAACGCCACGCAACGTGTTGGCGACCAGTTTCAGCGCACCTCCCAGCAGGTAAACAAGACCACGAAAACCATGCACCAGCAGTTCCGCTTCATGCGGGGCGGCCTGGGGCAGGTGGGCCACCAGATTCAGGACGTGGCGGTGCAGCTCCAGATGGGGCAGAACGCCATGCTTGTGTTCGGGCAGCAGGGCTCGCAGATCGCATCGCTGTTCGGCCCGCACGGGGCTGTCATCGGTGCTGTTCTTGCCGTCGGCGCGGCCATTGCCGTGGCGTTCACCGGGGAGGTGAAGGAGGCCACTGACCGCGCCAAAGAATTGCACGAGGAGGCGATGGGGCTGGCTGACAGCTTCCATGAGCTGACCGGCGCTATCCGTGAGCAGGCAAAAAACAAGCTGACGGATCAGTACAACACCCTTATAAAGGATGTGTTGGACCTTCGGCAGACATTGAGCCTCATGGAGGCTCAGTTGGCGCTGACCGGCAAAGGGATGACTTTTGCCGGGCAGACTGCGGATGAGCTGAAAGACAGCATTCTTGAGGTCCGGGCAGAGATTCAGCGCAAGACGCAGGACTTGAATAAGGTCTCCGATGCGCTTGACGGCTACACCGAAAAGAACGAGGACGCAGCGGAGTCCGAAAAACAGCTAGCCGAACTCCGCATTGAAACGCGCAAGCAGATAAGGGCGCACCTCAAAGCCGAACGCGAGGCGGCTAAAGAGCGCGAGAAAATGCGCGAGAAAGAGCGGGGTGCGTTTGAGGACGAGGTGGCGCGCACGAAAGCGCTCATGGAGGAGACAAAAAGCGGCCAGCAAGAGGCCATTGCGGATTTTGAGTCTGCCACTAGGATGGGGATGCTGTCGGCGCTGTCCTACGCCCAGGGTGCGATTGGCGCTATGCAGCGAGTGTTCGACCAGGGCAGCACGGTCGGCAAAAGCCTGTTTGCCATGAACCAGGCGCTTGGTGTTGCCAATGCGATCATCGCCGCAGAGGAAGCGCACGCGAAGGCGCTTGCTGCAGTGCCCACGATCCCCGCTTTTGCGCAGACGGTCCGTGCGCTTGGCTACGCCAGCGCGGGCATTATTGCCGGACAGACGCTTGCCTCTTTCGAGGGCGGCGGCATGACGCCCCGTGGTATCCGCTCGGGCGGCATGGATGGCAAAGGCGGTATGATGGCGGTGCTTCACCCGAACGAGAAAGTGACAGATATGGAAAGGGGCGGCGATACGCAGCCCGTGAACGTCACTTTCAACATCCAGGCGCACGACGCCAGCGGCTTTGACGCGCTCCTGGCGAAGCGCCGGGGCATGATCGTCGGCATGGTCAACCGTGCGATGAATGAGCGCGGCAAGCGGGGTGTCGTGGCATGAGCGGCACCTTCCCGACCGAGCCGGGCTTCACGAATGTCGAGACCCGCATCCGGCACTACCAGCTCTCCAGCGAAAGCCTGAATGGGCGCATCCAGGTGCGCTCGCTCGGCGCGTCCCGCCGCGAGTTCAC